TTAAATTGATACCACCAATCTTACCTGATGTTGCTACAATCTCGCCCTTTAGATATATGTTGTCACTATAAAGACCAAAACCTGAAAGCTCTGAACCACCATTGATATCGCTATCGGTAATACCGCTTAACTTACCAAGCCTTACCTTGGGCATTGACGTTGTCCATTCAGAATACGAGTTGACACTTGATTTAATATCGATAAACGGAGCGTTACTATCATCAGATGTTAGATAAATTATTCCATCTCGATTAGAAGTATCTCCATTATTTCCTATTCTTACAAATTCATCACCTGAAGATGGTGATGTGGTATTGTTAAAGCCTGCGTTAGTTACTGTCACTGTATTGTTTGAAACTGCTGTTACTTCATACACTAACTTCTTAATGATATTGGTCGCATCTCCTGCAGCACTAGGAGCAACCAAAGCACCAGGATTTACTCTTTGCATCATAATAATATCACCATCAGCAAATGGACATATACTGTTACCTGACGCATCTTCAAACGTTATTGTTCCGTCATCATCCGAAGCACTTAATCCACTTGCACTTTCTACTTTCGCTGCTGAAGTAATGAACACAGCACCATTGGTTGCTCGTAATTGCTGTATTAAAAGCTCAAATACAGAAAGTGTACCTCTAATAGTTGCAGAAGATACTTCTAGGTCAGCAGCATTACTAAGCTTCCAACCTGATCCTGCAAAGCCAGAACTAAAGCTACCTGACGTTAAGTCGCTACCTGAAACTATCGCATCCCCTGCTATCGTTACATCAGCACCAGAGAATGTCATTGCTGTAGTAGTGCCTGATTTTAAAATTAAATTACCTGAAGTATTGGTTGCAGATCCATAAGTAGTACCTGCATCTTTGAAGAATACATCACCACCATCAGCATCTAATACGATATCTGTTCCTGCGTCTAAGGTAATTGTACTAGAATTGTCTATTTCAGCAATTATTGGTGTAGTTAAAGTTTTATTTGTAAGTGTTTGTGAATCCGATGTTCCTACAACATTACCAGTAACACCATGAACTCCTGATGTTGGATTATCCACCTCGCTACCATGTGCTAGATTACTGATAGTATTGTTGTCTGCATCAATGGTCTTGTTTGTTAATGTCTGAGATCCTATTGTAGACACTACTGTTATTCCATCAAGCTGATTAAGTTCGCTTGTATTCGCAGTGATACCATCGAGTACGTTAAGTTCCGCAACTGATAACGTAGCTCCATCTAATATATTAAGCTCTGCAGCAGTAGACGTAACTCCATCTAGTATGTTAAGTTCTGCGGTTGTCGATGTAACTCCATCAAGGATATTGAGTTCTGCGGTTGTACTTGTTACACCATCGAGTATATTTAGCTCTGCAACAGATAACGTTGCTCCTGTCAGTATGTTTAGCTCTGCACCGCTTGATGTTATAGTCACTCCCCCCTGGAGTAACGATGTTCCTGACTTAGCCCCTACAGTTGCTCCGCTAATCTCTAACGCTGTTGTAGTACCATCTCCATCAAATACTACACGTTTTGTGGATGCATCTACACCATCTGTGTCTCCTACGTGAAGTAATTGTGTATAACCTGCACTGATCGAGGTATCGGTAAGTGATGTATTCGCTGCCATTATGCTAATTGCTCTATCATTTTAACGTTCATATTGTATGCCTGGTATGCAACCTCAGTAAACTCAAAGCTTCCACTTAATGCTCTTACCCAATAGTAACTGCTATCGTCATAATACAGGAACTTCAGGAAGTTTGTACTGATTGCATCTCGCATAGATTCAAAGTTTGTCTTATCGGTCTCTGTTAGATTACTGAAGGATATTTCCCACATACGCTTACCATCGTGTCTCTTGTTTGCGTATTCGTTACCACCATAGGATTCCACTACATCAACACCGAACTGCTTAGATTCTTTGCTGTTCAAATTAGGATTGAATGGAAATGTCAAGGTTTTGCCTAATATTACTTCGGATAAATTTGTGATTTCAGCGACAGTTGCAACTAAGAACCAATTTGCTTTGCTTGTTTCTGTAATGTCTAAAATGTTCCAACCTGCACCTAAAGAAGAATCATTGCCCAATGATGTACCTAGGGTAACATCATTTGCATCTTCAGGATATATATTTAAAGTGCCTGAGCTTGCACCTGTAAAATACAATGCAACTGTATCGATAGATTGCGCTGTAGTAAAATCAAATCGTATCCCATCGTCTGTGTTGTACGATGTAATAGCATTGGATATGTTTTGATCTTGCGCATAAAGCTCGTTGGTTATTGATGAAGTTGCAGTAAACGCAGTACCTGATACTGTGCCATCGGTTAGGGTTGCGTTGTATGTTCCTGCTGAATCGTATATAAATTTCTTTGCCATTATGAGACCTCAGTGCATTTAATGTCTATTGAATTTGGTGTTTTTGATATATCATCAATAATAAAATAATCGCTAGTTGTTATTGCATTGCCATATGCTTTTAAGTCTGATGGGAAATTAGTAAAATTAACAATATCACCAATCTCCAAATCGGAATATCTAGGTTTTAATATTGTTAACTCAACTCTATTCTTGCGGTCTTTAAACCAGTTTAAATAGCAATCTCCAAGCTTTTGTGCTGTAGTTGTATCCTGTATAGAGTCTGCATCAAGTTTTAGTTTTTGCGCTTTAGAGCTTGATGAATACTTTGTTTTGCTTGTAGCATCTGAAGATGTGTCTGATAATAATGTCTGCTCAGTTCCGTAATCATATCTATAATTAATCTCTACCTCATTTCTTATAGAGTTTATACTTGACCTTGAAAATCCTTTAAATAGACAGTCATTAAAATCTACAGTTCTGTCTGCACTTGAATACTGACTAGTTTGAAGCCTCTGTCTTAAAGTAGCTTTACCCTCCGAATTAAAAAAGAAATACAGACCTGACTGCTTACATATTTTTTGAATTAGGCTTATTCCGTCTATAAATTTGTATTGTGAGAACGCAAACTTTACATCACCAACTGTATCTATAAAAGCTGTTCCTAGCTTACCATTTGTAGTGTTTCCTATACTGTCAAATGTTTCATAATCAATATCGCTAGAGCTTAGACCTAGCTCAGTTCGTAAAATATCTTCAATGATATAAACAGGATTTTCTATTAAGTCATCCTGATCATATCCATTATTTCTTGAATTTGCATCAATCCAACTACCGAACTTTCTACCTTTTGCGTTAATATATAGTACATTGACTTCTTTAGGTGCTGTAACGTCTTGATGTGTAACTATTCTGTGAGTTTGCAATATAGTTTCGTGTGTATCATCACGTCTACCATCAAAAGCATCACGAGTGCTTACCATAACCTCATAAGGTTTTTGTATGTATTCTACAGTTTCAACAACTTTACCAAACCCTTGTTCAAGTTTATACTCTACTTCTATTGCAGCTTCTTGAATTAAGAGAATTTGACCTACATCGCTTGTATCGTCATTTAAAGTTATTGTAACCTGACCTTCTAAAGCCCAAGAATCTTTATTCGCTGTTGATATCGAAGAAGTAAAATCAAATTCATTAACAACATATGCGTTTGTATCGCTCCAAGCCCAACTTAACGCTCCACCTAAAGCTGTTATTCCATGTGCAGTGCTTGGAGCAGCACCATCCATTTGCCAATAAAATATTAACTTAACACTAACTATTTCTCCTAAGTTTTGAAATTGAGGAATTCCAAATGACAGTGTATCTAAAAAACTGTTATCAGCTTTTGTTTGCATGGTTGCAATAGCTGTAGAATCGTAAAGCATTAAGGAGTTCTATCTACAGCATCTTGCTGTCCTGTTAGGGGTTGATAGGCATAAAAATCTCTGCTATTAAATCTTACCACTGGGGTATTTGAAGTTACAGACACATTAGAACTTTCACAGGCTGAATAAAAACCATCCTTGTAGTGAAATAAATTTTTAGCGTAAAGAGTATGAAGTGATACGCTATCAGGCTTTGCTTCAACATTTCCTGTAGTTTGGTTGTACTGGTTAGTGACAACAGCAGGTGCTTTAGTTTGGGATACATACTGATCTAATGGAGATGGTAGCGAACTATTAATACTAAAGTCCCCATATAGGCAAGGTATTGGGATACCTCTGTTTTTCTCTGGTGCATTCTGAAATGCCCCTTGAGTTAATGCTGTGTTTGGAACTTCACTATTATTTCTTGAATTTAATGATTGAAATCTTAATGTAATTTTATTTTGATTGTACGAAAAATCACCACTTATAATACCTGTACCTAATATTTCAGCATCAGAACTGCCTAAGTTCTCATCGTTCATATATAATTCCCATTTTCTGTTTTCGTAGTTATTGCTACTAAGCAAATCGCTAAATCTAGAACCCTCTATTGCTTTATCGGTATTTATAATTTGAACATTCCAGGTTCTTTGGTTCGCTGTAAAATTATCTACACTTAGTGTATGATTAAAAGACCCCCAACTTGCAACAATTCCATGATAAATATCTGACCCAATAGTTCTGTCTTTGTCCGATATTCCAGTAAAGTTGGTTTCGTCTCCGTAATAAAGCTTTAGATACCAATAAACCTGCGTACTGTCTTTCTCTAATCCATTTTCTAGTGTTGTGTTAAAATTAAGCAACCCTGACTCCACTTCTATTTATCGCAGGAATTAATTCGTTCCTAAGATAATCTTCCTGAACAATGCCACCATGTATATTTACTGTGATATTGCCTGCCTGTCCTGTCTCGTTCATATTTGAAAGATTATCAAGTCCAATAGATTGAACTGCACTGCGTTGCATTACAAATTCACCTGACTGAGCCATAATTGGAACGTTATTACCACCGCCTCCTACAAAGCCACCTTCGTGAAATCCAAATAATTTTTTTGCACTACCAAGTAAACCAAGACCTGCTTCTGCAGCGGTAGCTCCAGGAAAACCAAATAGTTTTAAGAGTCCTAGTGTGGCTTGTTGAGCGATTAATTCTGCAGCAATAGCTTTTATAGAGTTAACTACCGCATCGCCTAGGTTTTGACCATTGACTACAGCGAAAGCCAGGTTATCTGAAAAGTTTTTAAACACTCTTGCTCTTTCTTGTATAGCCTCTGCTTCTCGCTGTATATCTTTTTTTCTTAGTTCAATTCTTTCTCGAAAGATTTCATCTTCTGTTTGAAAAGTATCTTTCATAAGACCCATTACATTACTAACTAAGTCTTGAAAAATCTGTTCATCTTCACCTATTTCATCAAAAAAACCTTCAGCTAAGCTATCTATATCATCAAGTGTTTCTAGTGGAACTATATCTTCAGGTCTTATAGGTTTAACTAAAGGAGCAATTTCTGCTTCAACTGGCTCTTTTTTGCCAAATAGCTTGTCTCTAATCTTTTCTATGTTTTGCAGAATAGTAAATTGTTCGGATAAGTTTTTTATTACAGATTGACCTGCTTCTAGCTCGTTCTGACTAAACTCAAAGTTTGTTTCAATAATCCTGCTTTTAGATTCTAAAAAAGCTTTTTCTAGGCTAAGATCTTCAATTCTTTTTGTTATTAAACTAACTTCTTCTTTAGATAGCTTTAAAGTGTTTTGTGCATTTTCATTTAAACGCTGACCAAGATTTTCAATCGATGTATCAATATCTAGTATTTTTTGTTGACTTGCAGCTGACTCATTTACCTTTAAAGCTGATTTTTCTTGACTTGAGAAAAGGTCTTTATTGGCTTGTACAATCTGTTTGTAGATATCATTAGATGTTACACCTTGAAGATTAAGATCTTTTTGTTTTTTTTCTAAATCTATAAGATTATTTAGTAACTCTGTTTCTTGTAGCTTTGAAATGACTTGAACTGAAGCACCCATTTCTTTTAATTGGCGAATAGTAGTTTCTAAGTCTGTCTCAGTTATTTCTCTAAAGAAATCCTCCGCAGACTCTGCGCCTTCTTTAAGTTTTTTAATCAATGGAGTAAATACTGGAATCAGTATATCGCCTACGGAATCAGCAAGTCTTGTAAAGCTATCACCAGTATTACTTATAAGACCTTGGAATGTCTCGCTTAGTCTATCCGCAGAACCTGCAATACCTACGACAGGATCTTGCATAGCAGATATTAATGCTTGTCTAAACTCAGGTAATGTTGTCTTTGATAAGTCTGTAAGCCCTTGCGATGTCTTAATAATATTAAGTATTCCACGTTCTCTAAGAATGTCCGCAGCCCCTGCGCCTCCTGCAAAAGCTCTACCGAAGGCATTAGCAGCTTCTACGGCAGTAGTTCCCATAAATGAAGCAAGGTCTGTTATAGATCCAATTAATGCATCAGAGTCAGCTCCAAAGGCTTCAAGTTGCGCACCTGCATCTACAACATCCTCAAGACTAAATGGTGTTTGAGATGCTACTCTGTTAAAATTATCAAATGCTTTTTCTGCATTTTCTACAGAACCTGTTAAGCCTACTAATCGTGTCCTTACAGATTCAAATCTAGCGGATACACCTATTAATTTAGATATAGCTGCTGAAACACCTGCGAATGCAAAACTAGCTAAGAGTAAATCATTTCTCAGTCCGCCAATCTCTCTGCGCATTCCAGATGTAGATTGCCTGAATCTGCCAAGTAAGCTATTTGTCTTTTTAACGTTTCTTCTGGCGTTGTCAGCAACAAATTTAAATTCTAATATCAGTTCATTCTTATCGACTGCCATTGTTCTTTTCCTTCATGCGTTTATCACAAGCGGTTAGTTCTTCATCTATAATCGAATAGACTACGAGACGATTCATGTCTGCCTCGTCTATACATTTAGCAGGTGGGATATTGAACTTTTTGATGTAAGCGTACTCTTGTATATCAAACTCAACTTCCTGATCCTTAAAGAATAATGGATTAGCAAAGTGAGGTATATTGTAATATAGATTCTGTCCAGGAGTAAACTTACGCTTTTCGTCTTCAGACACAACACGATACACCTCTTCCCAAATTTCGGAAGAAGTATA